ACACCTGCGGCACCTGCGGGTCGACCATCCGGCTCGAGTCGGACGCCGGCGCCGCCGACCGCCACTACTCCACCGCCAAGCATCGCGCCGCCCGCGTCATCGAATACGCCACCGCCAAGCATCGCGCCGCCCGCGTCATCGACCGATGACGACGACCGAGGTTCGCCGGTGCGCGGTCTGCGGCGTCGAGCTCATCGGTCGCCGGCGCGATACGGTGACCTGCTCGAGCCCGTGTCGCCAGGAGCAGTACCGCCGGCGCCGGCGCGCTGCGGCCGACGTAGCTTGGCTCGAAGCTCGCGACGCCGGCCGACCGGCCGGCACGCCGCGGCGGATGGATTCCGCGTGGTGGCTGACGCGATAGGCTAGCAATCGACCCGCGGGCGGCGCACAATGCCGCCCGTGGGATTCTGGGATTGGCTCCTCGGCACCGCGCCATCGTCGGTCGACATCGCCGGTGAGCTCAAACCGCCCTACCCGTCCGTACAGGCGCAAATAGACGCCTACGTCAACGAGCGCATGGCCGGCGGTCCGTCGACCCTCCCGGCCGTCGAGCGGGGCGTACAGCTCATCGCGACCGCGGTCGCGCAGCTCGTGCCGGTGGCATACCGCGATGGGGCGCCGCTCGAGGTGGCGCCGACCATCGTCGAGCGTCCCGACCCGTGGTCGACCCGCTATCTATTCCTCGAGCAGACCGCTCGCAGCATGGTCGAAACCGGCGACGCGTTCTGGTTCCTATTCGACCACGACCCGGACCCGACATCGGGTCGACGACCGCGTCGGGCCCGCGTGCTGCCGAGCTCGGAGGTCGAGGTGACATGGGACGCGCACCGGTTCCTACCAACGTACAAATGGCGCAGCCGGCCGATGGTCGCCGGCGTCGACATCGTCCACATCCCGCTCGTGCCGCGGGTCGGCGAGCTGCGCGGCCGGTCGCCGCTCGTCGAGTGTGAGACGGCGCTGCTCACCATCCAAGCGCAGGAGCTGTACGCGTCGGGATGGTTCGGCGGCGCCGGCGTCCCGTCGGGCGTCCTCACCGTCCCGGGCGATGCGACCGATGAGGAGGCCGACGCCTACAAAGCGCAATGGCTCGCGGCGCACAAGGGGCCCGTGCCGACGCCGGCGGTCCTGTCGGGCGGCGTGACCTGGACGCCCGAGGCCGCCAATCCCGAGGACTCGCAGATGAGCGAGAGTCGCGAGCATGGCGTCGCGACCATCGCCCGGCTGCTCGGCATCCCGGCGCCGCTGCTGCTCGTCGCCGTCAGCTCGTCGTCCATCACCTACGCCAACGTGTCGCAGCTATACGCCGAGCTGTACCGCTCGACGGTCATTCCCCTGTACCTGGCGCCCATCGAGGCCGCATGGTCCGACATCGTCGCTCGCACGACATCGGTCCGGTTCGACCTCGGCGAGCTCACGCGGCTTGATGTCGCGTCACGCGTCGCCGTTGAACACGAGCTGTTGGACATGGGCGTCCTGGACGCCGCCGAAATCGCCCGGCGCGAAGGTATCGTCGCCGGCCAGACAGCGCCGGCACTCGCGCCGGCGCCGACGCCGCTCGAGCTGCCCGCTGCACCGGAGGTTCCCGTCGCATGAATGAGCTGACTCGCGAAACGGCCGACGCCGTCCTGGTACGAGCTGACGATGCGCCCGACGACCCGGACGCCGGGCGGCACGTTCGGCTGCGCATCATGCCCTGGGATGTCGTGGCAAACCCGAAGGACACCGGCCCGGAGTCGTTCGTGCGCGGCGCGTTCGACGGCATCGACGCGACCCGCGTCGTCATCGAATCGGGCCGGCACGACGGGCAGCTCGTCGGCCGCGGCGAGTCGCTCGAGGAGCTCGACGACGCGGCATACCTGGACACCGTCATCGCCCGCACCGCTGCCGGCGACGAGCTGCTCGAGCTCGCCCGGGCCGGCGTCTATCGCGACGTGTCCGTCGCGTTCGCACCCGTCAAGGACCGCCGCCGCGGCGGTGTCACAGAACGCGTTCGCGCCGACCTGCGCCGCGTCGCCATCGTGCCTCGAGGCACCTACCCGGGTGCTGAGGTCGTCCACGTCAGAACCGAGGAGGAACAGACCGTGACCGAGCAGACCATCCCGGCGGCGCCGTCGCTCGACGACATCGGCGCGCTCGTGCGCGGCATCGTCGCCGACGCCATCCCGGCGCCCGTCGTCAGCATTCCGGCGCCCGACAGCGCATCGAGCGTCCTGCTGCGGGCGTCGTCGTTCGGCGACCTGTATCAGCGCGTCCTGGACGGCGACGACGAGCTGCTCCGAGCGCTCGCCGACGAGCTCACGAGCGACGTGCCCGAAATCGTCCGGCCGGCGTGGCTGTCCGAGGTGCTCGGCATCCTCCCGGCGACCCGCCCGGTCGTGACCGCGTTCGGCCGCGACCCGCTGCCGCCCGACGGGATGGAGGTCAACTGGCCAACGTTCGCCGGCGCGACCGACAACCCGGCGCTGCGGGTCGCGCCGCAGTCGGCTGAGAAGGCCGACATCGTGTCGGCGAAGATAACGCTCGACAGCGCAAAGGCGTCTGTCGTCACTTACGCCGGTGGGCTCGACATCTCTTGGCAAACCCTGAAGCGCAGCTCGCCGTCGTTCCGCGAAATCGCCCTCCGCATCCTGACGACCGCATGGGCGCAGGTGACCGACAAGGCATTCGCCGCGGCCATCGAGGCGACCGCCACCGGCACCGGTGCGTTTCCGGCGACGCCCGACGCCGACGCCGTCCACCTCACGCTCGTGCAAGCGTCCGCGGCGGTCGACGACGCGACGGGCTCGCCCGCGACGTTCGTCCTCGCCGGCGCCGATGCGTGGCTCGGCATCGCCGGCGTCCCCGGCCTGTTCCCGAAGCAGTCGAACATGTACAACAGCTCGGGTTCGGTCGACGCCGCCGGGCTGCAGCTGAATGTGTCCGGGCTGCCCATCATCCGGGCGAAGGGTCTGTCGCCGACGGCCGTCATCGTCAGCAACGGCAGCGCGGCGTCGTGGCTCGAGGACGGAATGTTTACCGCGGCGCAGGATGTGGTCGCCAAGCTCGGCACCGATGTCGCGGTCTGGTCGCTCGGGGCGCCGGCGGTGTTCATCCCGTCGGGCATCGTCGAGCTGACCGGCACGCCGGCGCTGCCGTTCGCCGCATCGTCCGGCCGCAGCTCGCGCAAGTCCGCGGAGTAGCGTCCAGGTGACCTACGTTCCGCCGCCGGTCGTCGATGCGCCCGACTATGTGTCGGGCGTGACGACCGACGAGCTCGCCCGTGCGCTCGGCGTCGCCGTCCCGGCGGCACCGGGCGCCGTCCTGGACAGACTGACCGCCGCGATCGCGACGGCCGAGGACGCTGTCGGGTTCTACACCGGGCGGCGCACCGCGGCGTCGTGGCCGGCGCCCTTCCCACCGGGCCCGCGGACGGCCGTCCTGCAGGTCGCCGTGCGCGTCTACCGGGCGGCTGACGTGACGTTCGGCGTGCTGCAGACCGAGCTCGGCACGACGTACACCGGGCGATGGATTACGCCCGAGGTCGCGCTCGCGCTGCTCGGCTACCGCGCTCGGCTCGGCATCGCGTGACCGGGCCGCGGCCATGGCGCGACATCCTGGACGCCATCGCGGCGGTTCCCGGGCTCGACGAGCTCGGACCGACGCTCGCGCCGGCGTGGATTGCGACCCTCGCGACGCCGGCCGTCGTGTGTACGCCGGTCCGGCGGTTCAAAGACCGCGGGTCGTCGGTCCGTTGGGAGCTCGCCCTGCAGGTCATCGTGTCCATCCAGGGCGACGACGACGAGCCGATGCATGCCCTGCTCGAGCTGTGCCTCGCGGCGCTGCCGCCGGGCGTCATCGAGGGCGAGACCATCTACGGGCAGGATGACCGCGGCGGCGCGACCTATGTCGTCAGCACGACGACCCTCAACGTCTAGATAGCAGGAGGAACCGAGCGATGGCGAACAGCTTGTATGGGCAGCCGCACCTCATCTATACGCCCGACGGCGCCGGCGTGCCGGTCGACCTGTCCGGCATCGTCCGGCCGGGCGTCACCTACGACTCGCCCATCGAAACGGTCGACGACCCGGTGCTGTCCGACCCGTCGCGCTCGCGCACCCGCGCCGGCGCCGCGACCGTCGCGTTCACGCTCGTCGTGTCCGACGATTGGGCGGCGACCGTCGAGGCGCAGCTCGGCACGTTCGGCGTGCTGAAGGCGACCGTGCCCGACGCGGCCGGCGCCGGGTTCTCGGCCGACGTGACCTGGCCGGCCGCGTACCCGGTCGCGTTCACCGAAGAGGGGTTCGTGGAGGTCGAGATGGTCCTCGGTGCGTCGAACATCGCGTACGTCGCCGCCACCGTCCTCGCAGCTGACGCGGAGTCGGCGAACCGCTCGCGCAAGTCCGCCGCATAGCGGGCCGGCCATGGCCGGCGCCGTCGTCCAGGTCAAGGGCGCCAAAGAGCTGTCGCGGTCGTTCCGAGCGGCCGGCGGACAGGTCCGTGAGCTGTCGGGCGCCTATCGCAAGATTGCGCAGCAGCTCGTGCCGCCGGCCCGGCGCGAGGCGCCGAGGGGTCCGACGGGCCGGCTCGGCGCATCGACCAAAGGTCTCGGGCAGCGCACCCGCGCCATCCTCTCGGCCGGCAGCCGGGCCGTCCCGTACGCCGGCCCTATCCACTTTGGTAACCCGTCGGTCAAGACATACCCGGCCCGCAAGGCGACGCCGAAGCGCAAGACCGGCACGCTCGGCGTCATCCGGCCTAACCCGTGGCTGTACCGTACGGTCGACCGCCGGCGCGACGAAGTCGTCGAGGCATTCGAGGACAATGTCGGCGCCGTGCTCCGAGCCCGCGGGCTCATGTCCAGGTAAGCAGGAGGGAACCATGGAACCGCGTCGCATGACCATCGACCGAGGCATCGTCGGGAGTCTGACCGTGCGCGAGCTCGAGGAGCTCGAGGAGCGCACCGGGCGCCCGCTGTCGCGGCTGTTCGACGACGATGCGCCGCGAGGCGTCCTGCTCCATACGCTCGCGTACATCCAGCTGCGCCGAGCCGATGCCGGCGTTTCGTGGGAGGACGCCGGCGACGTGGTCGTCGAGCTCGAGGACACCGAGGAGGAGGTCGGCACGACCTCCGAGAACCCTACGCCCGCTGGCCGTCGGAGGCGAGCAGGATGACGTACGACCTCGCGCTGGCGCTCGGCTGGACGCCCGCGCAGGTGCGCGAGCTGACGCTCGACGACGTGCGCGGGCTCGGGCGTGCCGCTGACCGACGAGCTCGTCGGGCGAAAGGCCGGCGGTAGCGATGGCGAAACCCGCTGTCCAGGTCATCATCGCCGGCGACAGCAAAGACCTCGACAAAGCGCTCAAGTCGTCATCCAAAGCGCTCGGGTCGTTCGGAAAGACAGCCGTCGGCGTGTTCGGCGGTATCGCGCTCGCGAAAGGCGTCGGGCTCGTCGTCGACGGCGTCAAGAACCTCGCCAACTTTGCCCTGGACGGCGTCGACAAGCTCGACGCGCTCGGCGACGCGACGGCCCGCCTCGACACGCTCGCCAAGGGTCTCGGCTCGACGGCGACCAAAGCCGACCTGTCGAAGTTTGGCGTCGACAAGGGCGAACAGGCCGACAGCGCGCTCGCCATCGCCAAGACTGGCAAAGCGCTCGGGCTGACGGGCAAACAGGTCACCGCCATCACGCCGGACCTGCAAGAGATGGCGGCGCAGCTCGCGAGCCTCGGCGACGGCGACCCGGTCGCGCAAGCCGAGCTGCTCGCGAAGGCTATCGGCGGCAACGCGAAAGCTGCGAAAGCGCTCGGCGTCCAGCTGCCGAAGGGCGCCAAGGGGATGAAGGCGTACGCCGCGCTCGCCAAGACGCTCGGCCCGCAGCTCGACAAGGCGACCTCCGGACAGGCGTCGCTCGCCGATGTCGGCGAACGGTGGGACGCGACCCTGTCGAACCTGCAAATCGAGCTCGCCGGGTTCCTCGAGAAGCTCGCGCCGGTCGTGTCGCAGCTCATGGACGCGCTGCTGCCGGCGCTGCGCGAGCTCGTCGACCGGGTCGGACCGGCGGTCGCGGTCGTGTTCGGCGCCATCTCCGAAGCCATCGCCGGGTTCCTCGCCGACGGCGGCGCGCAGACCGTCGGCGATATCTTTGGGCGCATCGCCGAGATTCTCGGAAAGATGTTCGCGTTCATCGCCGAGAACGTGCTGCCCGTGTTCGCCGAGCTCGGCGCCGCGGTCGGGAAGGAGCTCGGGCCGCTGTTCGAC